AGAAAAAAGAAGACGACATGCCAAAACTCTCTCACCTCAAAGAAACTGGGCAGCTTGAACAAGATGCGGCGGTTGTCCTTGTTCTGGCTAAGCAGAACAAAGGCCATCAGCTAAAGATTGCCTGTGTGAAGAACAGAGACGGGATACTCCCGCCGACCTCAACCGTTGAGTTTGTTAACGGTTTCCCTGTTTTAGACGGAGACACAATTGAGAAAGAGCCTGTATCGGTTCCTGAAAACCTTGAGTTTGAGTTTTAGGAGGAGAGGAGGTGGCAGATGAGCTGTTCAACTTCTAAGTGGATAGTCGGAATTGACCCGGGAAAGAAAGGAGGAGTGGCGTTTGTATCCACAGATTTGGCTTCTGTGGAGGTTTTTCCCATGCAGGATACATCTACCCTTGCCGACCTGTTCCGTGAGCGTAGAAGCGAAATATATCGCTGTTTTGTAGAGAAGCAGCAGGTATTCCCAAAACAGGGAGCAGTTTCCTCCGGAAACCTCATGAAGCACTACGGGGAGATTCTCGGAATTCTAACTGCACTACAAATACCCTTTGAGGAAGTTCCCCCTAAACGCTGGCAGGCCTTCATTCACGGGACTAAACACAAAAAGAGGCCGAGGAAAGAGAAGAAGAAGATGTCTATAGCAAAAGCTAAGCAGATGTTTCCCGGTGTGAAATTCAAGGGAGACGGGGAGGCAGAAGCACTACTGATTGCTGAGTATGGAAGGAAAACTTTAGCAGGGGTTTTGTAATGCACTACAAAATAATTCTTTCACCTGAGCTGGCGCTGGTGCAGAAAGAGGGAATTCCTCTGCGGATCATTAGGCGTGCGCTGAACAGGACAGGCAGGGGTGCGCGCGCCTTTATTTCAAGAGAGGTTCGTCAGATTTACAACATCAAGAAAAAAGATTTTGACAAGCACTTAAAGTTTGTCCCGGCTAAACAGTCCGCTACTGCTGCACTACACATAAAAGCCAAGAGGCTCAACGTTTACTACTTTTCAGCGCCCTCTACAAGGCGGCAGTTTTTGATAAACCCGGCAGGGTGGGTTGTTCGTGGAGGAAGGAAGGTTCAAAGACCTTACGTAAAGGTCAAAATCAAAAAGCAGGAAGGCTGGAAGTGGCTACCACGGTTTTTTGTAGCCAGGATGGATTCAGGCCATACCGGGGTCTTTAGAAGACTTCCGGAGTGGCGGCACAAGTGGGTTGAGAAGAAGCAGCGCTATCACGGATTACCGATTGCTGAAGTCACTACTGTATCACCAGTTCAGATGATAGAGAACCGTCAAATAATGAAAAGGCTTGATTCTTATATCGCTGAAAGACTTACAAGGGAACTTACTCACGAGATCCGCTATCAGCTGGGGGTGAAGTGAAAGGCTGCAGAACCTTTGTTTATACCCGCTACCCTTACTGGTGTCACTTAGAGGTGGCTCAGGCTAAGTTCCTCAAACCATCTGCCGTTCAGGTTTACTTTGCGCTACTGGCTCTGAACGGGGTATTGAGGGAGGGAGCTCCCCGCTCAATCCTGATAGAGATGCTGCCTCTAACGAAGGCAACGGTTTACAAGGCTTACGATGCACTACTGCAATTTGGGCTGGTTAATGAGTCTTTGCGCGGGAAGACATACGAGCTGCGGTTAGACCCGAGTCGGGTTCGTGAGGCCCTACTGCAGAAGGTTTGAATGAAGAGGTTAAAAGTGAGCAGAAATAGAAACGCCCCTCAGGGCAGGGCTTTTCAGAGGTGGTTTTTGCGACTTTCTAAGTTGCAATCCCTTTTCTGGGAGGCGTTCATAAAATGGCCAGACCTCCCCCTTTACCGCAAATCTTTCAATAACCATTCTTCCGACTCCCCCGCCAGCCCGGATGTGGCGGGGAGGGTTGGCTCCCTCCTCAACGCCCCTTTCGGGACGCTCAGGAGGAAGCCCCCGCAGGGGAGCGGGGGTTATTCGTCTTTTTCATCAAAGATGTATTCAGGATACTTAGACAGAACTGCAAGGGCAACGTCCAGGTCGCCTTCTATTTTCTCTTTATAGTTTTCTCTTGTAAGAGGAATAAACCAGTAGTTAGCCCATGAATTGTAATTAGCCTCTACGCCCCAAGCGTGGGGTGGAACTCCATTTTCTTCTAATACCTCTTTCATGTCGTCTTTGCCGAGCTCAAACTCAGAAAGAATTTGATGTGATGGATAATAGTTGTACGGTGTAGTGATGTGCTGAACTCCTAAAACGAGTCCAACAGTCTTGTATCCCTTCTTGAATTCCCTCTCTACTGTTTCTTTAGCCCTCTTTTTGAGGGCTTCTGCAAATTCCATTCTGAACTCAGAGAGGAGTTCTTTCCAAACATCCTCATTCTCGTCTATAAATTCCTCCCCGTATTCATCACGGAGGTAGGTAAAATACCCATCCTCTGCGTCCTCTATGACTGAGGACGCATTAAACCCGTTGATGAGCTCAGACCCGTCAATATTTGCGTAAGCCTGAGCCTGCTCTTTGATAGTTTTGAGCTCTTTTTCTTTAATTTCTACCGTTTTCATGATTCCCTTCTTTATTCAGTTTTTTCTAGGGTTCGGCTTCCGCCTCACCCTTCACTGTCAAATATACAACTATCAGTTGTGAAATGCACCCCCTTCTGCCGAATTTTTCACTTTGATGTACTCTTAATCTTTGTGTCCCTTGTGTTTAAAAAAATAACGAGAAAGTTTGAAAAATTCTGACGTTTCTCAGATTGAGAGGGTTGAGGAGGAGATTGAGAAGATAAGTGGAGAGATAGAGAGGCAGGAAGAGGAGCCCTCTGAGGCCAGAGAGAGGTTAGAGGAGGCAGAGGCCGAGCTTGAAGAGAGGTTGAGCCGGGGTGGGAGAAGGTTGTAGAGAACTACCTTTCAACCTTTGGCGCCGGAATTGTTCTGAAGACCTCTGACGATGTTGTCTGGGTTAAAGAGAAGCTGAAGGGAAAAGGGAGGGTAAATCTTCTCTTTGCAGATGTTCCGGAACTTCCCGATAGCCATGAAATTGACGGAGCTCTCCCTGTAGAGAAGTACGTTAAGCCCAGAGATTCCCGGGTTAAGAACCTGATAAAGGCGATTTTTTACAGGGTTTACTACGCTCCGGAGGGAGCTCCCTCACTGGCGGCCAGGCACCCGGATGCCGTTTTCATTACACAAACAGAAGCCAAAGAAAAGACTTACGAGAGGGAGCTCCCGGATTGCCGTAGCGTTTGCCAGTCTATCTTTTCCCGGTTTTTGGTCTTTCGGGTCCTTCTGGCACAAGGGGTTTGCGGGTGGGCGAGCTCGCCGAAAACGAGCGATTTTTGCGCCGAGCCGCGCCGTGTCGCCGCCGAGCCTTGCGGAGCTCCCACCAAGCCCAACAGACTCATCTTAAGGCTCGTTGTAGTTGATGGTCTGAAAATTATGGCATATCCATAAACTAACGTACTGATCTGTGATTTGTTTTTCTACTTCTTTAACTAAAGAATCAGAGTCTTCTTTGTTAAAAACAACGAGAACCCAGTTGCCGTCTTCCATTTTAATGAGCCTGCCGGCCCAGTAAGGTTGGTTCTCATCATCCGTAAGGTAAAAGTCTTCAAACTGCATATGCACTCCCTCCTTCCTGTTCTTATAATAATATTAGAACAATGCTTAAGGAGTTTCCCTTGGAAGAATTATACATGACAACGAGAACGCTGTCGGTGTTGTTTAACAAAAACATGAGGACGATACAGCGATGGATAAGGGACTGTAAGCCTAAACAAAAAGACGGCAAATACTATGCACCAGACCTAATGGCTTACTATGAAAGAAAACTCACGGCAAAGAAAAAAGATAAAGAGGAACTTGAGATAGCACTGAAGCAAGTAAAGCTTGAACGGGAAAAATTCAACCTTGAGAAAGAAAAGGGGGAATACGTCAAAAGAGAAGAAGTAGAGGTTGAGTGGGCTCAACGGGTAGCCGAGCTTAAAAGCGGTCTTCTTGCTCTGGAGTTTCGCCTGTCGTCCCAGCTTGCCAACAGAAAGCGTTCCCTGGCGAAGGTCAGGGAGATAGTTAAGAAAGAAGTCCTTGACCTGCTCTGGTCTTACGTCAGGGACGGAAAATATACGCCTCAGCTAAACGAGACCTTAACACTTCAAGAGCAGGAAAAGTTGTTCTGGGAGTTTATGGAGAAACTTGCGGCTCTTGATTCCTGCAAAAGCGTTAAGGTTGAAGTTAAGTGTTTCAAGAAAAAGAGGAAGAAGTGATTCGCTGGACAGAGAGGGAACTCCGTTCATTAACTCCGCCTGAAGGCATAACAGTTTCGGAGTGGGCTGACAAATACAGAATCCTTTCTGCTCGTTCCTCTAAAGAACCCGGTCGCTGGAAGACGGATAGGGTCCCGTATGCTCGTGCAGTGATGGACGCATTTTGCGATAACGAGGTTGAGGAAATAGTTCTCTGCTACGGAGCTCAGCTTTCAAAGACTGAAACGATGTTAAACATGCTCGGCTACGCTATCCATCAGGATCCGGGACCAGCAATGTTTGTTCTGCCCAGTGAAGATATAGCACGTTCTTTCTCTAAAAACAGGCTCCAGGACATGCTTTTGTCTTCTCCTCCGCTGGCAGAGAGGCTTCCGTCTTCCTCTCACGACTTTACTAACCTTGAGATTATCCTTGAAACGATGACCATATACCTTGCCTGGGCTGGGTCGCCGGCTGTTCTGGCGAGTAAACCTGTCCGCTACGTTTTCCTTGACGAAATAGATAAATACCCTCCGTTTTCCGGTAAAGAGGCCAATCCCATCAGTCTTGCAAAAGAAAGGACTAACTCTTATCAGGGGTTCCATAAAATCGTTTACGCCTCAACTCCTACGACAGAAAAGGGAAACATCTGGAGGCAACTTCAGAGCTGTTCTGTTGTTTACAGGTATGCCGTTCCCTGTCCTAAGTGCAAAAAGATGATGTTCTTAGAGTTCCCATGCTTAAAGTGGGAGGAAGTAGATAATCCCGAGGAGGTAATAGGGAAGGTCTGGTATGAGTGTCCGCACTGCAAGGCGAAGATAACTGAGAACTATAAACAGGAGATGCTTTCAAAGGGGAAATGGGTAGAGTGGGAGAGAAGGAGTAAGGGACGGAGAAAGATAGGCTTCTGGCTTTCTGCTCTTTATTCCCCGTTTATCTCTTGGGGTAAGCTGGCTTACGAGTTTCTAACCTCTAAGGATGAACCCTCTGAGCTTATGAACTTTGTTAACTCCAAGCTTGCCGAACCGTTCCAGGAAACTGTAAAGAGGCGAAAGGTTGAGGATATTCTTATCTGGAAAAGAGATTATCCACCAGGAGAATGTCCCTCCGACACAGTAGCCTTAACCGCCGGAGTGGACGTTCAAAAAGACGGGTTTTATTTCACTATTTGGGCGTGGAACGTAAGGCTGGAGCAGTACCTTATTCGCTATGGTTTTGTCAGGAACTGGGACGAGCTTGAGGGAGTTATTTTTGGTTCCCGTTACCTTGTAATGGGAAGGCCGATAGAGGTAGCACGAACGTTTATAGATTCAGGAGACAACACGAGGGAAGTCTATGAGTGGGCGTGGAAGTATCTCGGGAAAGTTTTTCCTGTTAAGGGTAGAGCTTCCCTTTCTTCCGGAGTTCCCTGGAAAGAAACGCTTGTTGAGAGACTTCCCGGGTCAAGCTTAAAGTTTGGAGCGGGGTTAAGGCTTGTAAATATAGATGTTAACTATTACAAAGACGATATAATTAGGCGTTTTGAGGCCGGGAAAGTGTTTCTCCACAGGGAAACCGGCGAGGATTTTGCGAACCAGATAATTGCCGAGGAGAAAAGGCGGGTTAGGAGAGGGAATACTTACGTTGAGGCGTGGGTAAAGGTTAAGCAAGACAACCACTATTTGGACTGTATGGTCTATTCAAATGCGGCTGCAGATCACTTGCAGGTAAGGTTCCTCAGGCCGGTTTTTGATATGATTACGGAAAGGCAGCCGGCTGGAGCGGGGGTTACGTCTCAGCAGAAAACCTGGCTGCCAAAAAAGAGGGGGTGGTTGAGGTAGAAAGTTCCTAACGAACGCCTGTGAAAAGCAGGTAAACGATAAAAGAAAGCCCCATAATAAGCAGCATAATTATAACTATGTTTAGAAATTTGGAACCATTCTCTTGGTAGGTGGTTTCTTCGCTGTCTTCAGACGGGGAATTAGTTTTTTTTGTATTCTTCAATCAATTCAATTAGTTCTTCAAGGTTTGCTTCTTTAGTATTTTCTAATTGATACTTTGTTTTTTGTTGGTTAAAATACTCTGAAGCTGACAAGAATGCAGGGCAATATATTGCTAAGGATTCTTCAGCTAAATTTTGCATAAATTTCTCTCTTCTGTTCTCGTTTTCGTAAATCTTTTTAAGTTTTATTTTGTCCTTGGAAGGTGTATAAAAAGAAGCAAACTCATATCCATCTTTTTGTCTCGTTCTTAAAAAATAGTTTTTTATCTTTCTACATGGGAACTTGATGAGATCTTCTGAGTAATCTCCGTAGTTTTTAAACTTAACGGTATCTTGACAAAATAACGGATCTTGAATTGCAGAATAGATGAGGTAACATTTAAGTATGTTGATGATTTTCCTTTTCTTTCTACTGTCTAAAAGTTCATTTTGATAGATTAGGTTTATATAGCTGGGAGCAGGAATGACTTCAAACAGAGCTATAAGGGTAGCTATATCTTTAAAATTATCTGTAGCGTTAAATTCATAAGTGCCGTTTGTTAACTTTTCAATTAAAGGTCTAATTTTCTCTGGTATAGAAGGTGAGATTCTTGCTTTAAAGATGATTGGACTTAAAGCTTCGTTTCCTTTTTCTTGGGCTTTATTCCCCAATACAGCGTTACTTTCTTCCAATATTGTATCTCCAATAATGTTTTAGATTTATTGAGCGTGGTCAGGTATTATACATATGTATAACAACTGTTCAAAAAATTATGTTTCTTTGGTTTTATCAGTATCATTAACAAACTCTACTCCCTGTTTTTGGAGGTATACACGCAATGCTTCTTCAATAATCTCGTTAACCGGTTTTCCCTTATCTATAGCATAAATCTTCGTTGTCTTTAGTAGTCTTTCGTCAAGGGTGGTTGTGAACTTCACTCTTTTACTTACCTTTGGTCTCATTTGCTCTCCTCCATTACCTATAGTTTACAGCAGTCGGTAGGTATTGACAACCTTCTATACGTAAACTATATTTACAGACGTAAACACCGATTAAAAGGAGGTAGCCGATGGAAGCGAAAGAGTGGCTGACGGCGAAAGAGTTAGCGAAAGCAGTGGGCGTAAGCGTCCAGCGGGTTTACAACTGGAAGAGGGAGAGAAAAATCCCTGAGGGAAAGCTCAAGGTGATAGTAAAGGGCTTCCGCAAAAGAATCCTTTTCCACTCAAGCCTTGTAGAACAACTCAAAGAGAGGGAGGTGTGCCATGGCTAAAAGAATCCAGCTCCAAACTGTAAAAGCTCCAAAGCTCATCGTTATGGACTTCCACGGTGATAAGGTGGAAGGCGTGAGGGTTAAAGTAGCGGAAGAGATGAGAGATTACTTTGGGCTAAAAAGAATATGTGAAAACTTGGGGCTTAACTATCCAAGACAAACCCAGAAACTCTCTGATATTCTTGAAATCTTCGGCAAAGACGCCGTTGTTCAGGTGAAAGCACCAGCTCCAGACGGAAAGACTTACTATCAGACAGCATTGGAGCGGAGGGCGATGTATTACTTCCTTGCCAATCTATCGCCCTCCAAAGTCAAGCCCGAAGTCAAAGAAAAGCTAAAGCTCTACATCCGGGAACTCTTTGACGCCTGGGATAAATATATCCAGTCCGGTCAGGCGTCGCAAGAGGTCAGGGAGTTCCTTGGAGTGGCCACAGAAGGGGCTAAGGTGGAGAAAGAAGCCCTCAAAACTGCAAAACCCGTTGAGCTGTCTCCTATAGAGATTGACGAGAAGATTTCAAAACTCCTCAATGCATCTTCCCGCCTGGTAAATTCTCTTATCAGAGCAGGCGTAGAACCTGCTATGGTTAAACAGGTTGCCGAGAAATTAGCACTTAAAGTCCTCGGACTTGAAGACGTTGAACTAACGATAGAGTTAACCGAATATCTCCGTTCCAAAAAAGAGTTAGACCCCAAAAAGCTCAGGCAGGCTTCCGTTTCTTTCGGCCACTACCTCACAAAACATCTCCCGGAAAAGTGCAAAGGCGGTAAAGTAGCTAAGGTAGTTAACGGAGCCGTAAGACACGTCAATGCCTACAGGTATGAGTGCCACGAGAAGATAGAGGCTCTCTATCAAGAGTGGATTAAGGAGAAAGGTCGGAAGTATTTGAGGGAGACCTCCGGCGGCGGTTCTGATTCCACCCCACGGAGGTCTCTTCAATGACGTCGTTGAAGTCCAGCTTGTCTACTGGGACAAGCGATTCAACGTAGATTATATCATGAGGTGCGGAGTTCCTGATTACATGGAACTCCAGGATATCAGAATCATTCGCCGTAACTCTGAAAGTCTTACCAACTAACCTTTCGGGGCGCCCTGCCCCGTTTTTAGTTTAATTTTTAGACTTTTAAACCTCCTTGAAATGCCTTAATCTCCAGATATAAGGAGGTTAAGGCTTTGACTTATGCCGAGCTTCTTCAAAGGAAAGAGGAAATCCTTACGGCTATCAGGAAGATAGAAACAGAAGGCCAGGAATACCGCATTGGAGACAGGGTTCTCCGCCGTGCCGACCTCCCGTCTCTCTATCAGCAGCTTCAACAGATAGATCAGCAATTAAGCCGTGTTCAAAGCGGCGGAATGTTTACCTACGTGAGGCTTAAGAGGTGATAGGCAGGGTCTTAGAGAATGTTATCGGTTTCTTTTTCCCTGAGTGGCGAGCTAAGAGGGAGATTCTCAAGCGTTCCCTCAAGGCAGCCGACAGGGGAAGGTTAACCGATAGCTGGCAGAGGTGGAGTTCCTCCCCCAACGCAATTTTAGGGGAGCTCTCAACTGTCCGTTCCCGCGCAAACTGGCTTTACGAGAACAACTGCTGGGTTAGAGCTGCAGTTGATTTACTCCTTGCACGGATAGTTGGAGCGGGAACAACCCTCCAGGCTCAAACCCAAAACCCTGCCTTTAACGATAAGGCCGAAAAGCTCTGGAAGGAGTGGTGCTTCTCTGCCGACTATTACAGGCAGTTTCACTTTGGAGACATTGAAAGGCTTGCAATTCTGAAACTCTTTACCGACGGAGGCGTTTTCTTCCACATTGTTACGGATGCCGACAACCGCTCAACTGCTCCCTTCTCTATTGAGGTTCTGGAATACGGCAGGCTTGCTCCGGCCGGAGAGATAGGGACCAAAAACAGGGTTATAAACGGAATTGAGGTTGACGAGAACGGCCGGATAGTTGCCTACCACTTCTACAAGTCTGTTGATACTTACATAGAACCTACTCTTGAAGTGGAGAGGGTTCCGGCTGGAGACGTTATTCACTTTTCCCCGTTCAGGCGTCCAGGCCAGCTCCTTGGCATTCCTCTCTTAGCTCCTGTTATCCCGTATGCCTACCATCTTGAAGACCTTATAGAGGCGGAACTTATCAACGCAAAGGTTTCAGCGTCTTTCGGAATAGTGATTAAGAAGACGGGAGCTCCCTCCGGAGTCCTGAACCCTGAAACTGGAAGGCGGGAGCTTGAGATAGCTCCCGGAATGATTGCGGAGCTTAACCCTGGAGAAGATATCGCAGTTATAGACCCCAAAAGACCTGGATCAACTTTTGACGACTTTGTAAAGCTCATTCTGAGGGGAATGGGTCGGTCTATCGGCCTTTCCTACGAGCAGATAAGCGGGGATAAGTCTGAGGTTAACTATTCCTCTGCAAGACACTCCGAGCTTGAGCTTAGGGACTACATCCTTCCATTCAGGAAAGCTCTTGAGAGGTATTTCCTCCGTCCGGTCTATACGGAGTTCATTAAGAACACCATAAGCCTCGGAAACCTCAACATCATGGGAGCCATTAAGAACTGGGAGAACTGGACTCCTCATAGGTGGATATTCAAAGGCTTTGACTGGGTTGACCCTCTTAAGGAAGCTCAGGCTAAAAGGCTTGAGCTTTTAATGGGGCTTACAAGCCTTGCCGACGAGGCAGCGGCTAAGGGTAAGGACTGGAAGGAGCTCGCCGACCAGAGAGCAAAGGAGATTAGCTACCTGAAAGAACTTGGAATTGAAGACATATCAGAAACCTTAGCAAGAGGTGAATATGACAGTAAAGCTGAACAGGAAGGGATACGAGCACGCTAAAAAACTGATTGAAGAAGGGAAAGTAGACAAAGAGAGTTCCTGGAGTTTTACAACAGAGGACGAGGACAAGCTCCTCGGAGAGGACAACTGGGATGAATACGCAAAGTGGTTTTTAGCCGTTGACGACGAGCACGACGAGATGACTAAAGCTCATTACAAGTTCCCCTACGGGAAGAACGGAAAAGTTTACAGGAGAGGGTTGATAGCCGCAAAGCAGAGAGCTGCGCAGAACGGCTACGACGAGATAGAGAAGGCAGCTGACAGACTCTTAAAGCTGATTGACGGAGACGAGGCTAACAGGAGTTTCCCGGCAACGGGTTCTCTAAATAGGAGAAACTTCTCGGTAGAGGTGAGGGGAATAGTTGACGAGGAAAAGAGGATAGTGGAACTCTCCTTCTCCTCTGAAACTCCAGTAGAGAGGTGGTTCGGAAGGGAAATCCTTCTGCACGATAAAGACGCAGTTGACCTTGAGCCTCTTATAAATGCCGGTTCCGTTCTCAGAAATCACGATGCCGACCAGCCTGTAGCTGTTCCTATAAAGGTCTGGATAGACGAAAAAGAGAAGAAGGGTAGAGCCCAGATTCAGTTCAAGGATACTGAGCTCTCCCGGAAAACGTGGGAGGAAGTGAAAGAAGGACTCATCAGAGGAGTTTCTGTCGGTTATGTAGTTGACGAGTGGCTTTACCTTGACGATGGCGAAAGCTGGAAAAGGTTTGCCGGACCTGCCTACGTAGCAAAGAGGTGGAAAGTCCTTGAAATATCTCTTACTCCAATTCCCGCAGACCCTTCTGTAGGGGTTGGAAGAACTGCAGAAACTAAAAAGCAGGAGGATAGCATGAGCGACAAAACACAAACTCCAACATTCTCTCCCGATGAGGTTGCAAAGAGGGAGAGAGAAAGGGTTTCACAGATTCTCTCCCTCTGTAAAACCCACGGCCTTGAGGAGAGGGCCCAGGAGTGGATTGAAAACGGCCTCTCTGTTGAGCAGGTAAAAGACGAGATACTAAAGGAGCTTGCAGAGAGAAGAAAGCCTGTTGGGTCTGTCCAGGTAGTCAAAGAGGAGCGAGAGAAGTTCAGAGAGGCAGCAAGGGACGCAATCCTCATGAGAGCGGGGAGGAAGGTTGAAAAGCCTTCTCCCGGTTCAGACGAGCTGATGGCCTTCAGGCTTGAGGATCTTGCTAAAAAGGCGCTGAGGATTAACGGACAGCCTATTAAAGGCTCCCGTTCGGACATCATCAGGCGTGCTATGTCAACTTCTGACTTCAAGCTCGTTCTCATGGACGCAATTAACAAGGTCCTCTTAGAGGACTACAGAGACGTCCCTACAACCTATCAGAAGTTTACAAGGAAGGCGTCGGCTTCCGACTTTAAGACCCTTTACAGGATAAGGGTTGGTTCTCTGCCTTCTCTTAGGTTTGTTCCTGAGGGAGCAGAGTATAAGAGCGTAACCCTCTCTGAGGAAGGAGAGAAGTACGCCATCGGTAAGTACGGAGCAACTTTTGGTATTACCCTTGAGACAATCATCAACGACGACCTTGACGTCTTCTCAAGGATTCCTTCTCAACTTGCAAGGTCTGCAAAGAGGACTGTTGAGGAGACCGTCTATGCTCTTATCAACTCAAACCCGAAGATGAGCGACGGAATTCCGGTCTTTGATAAGAAGCACAACAACCTCGGAACTCCGGCTCCGATAGGCCTTGAATCTCTTAAAGAAGCCAGGATTCTCTTTAGAACCCAGAAGGACCTTGCAGGCAACTTTATCAACGTTACGCCTAAATATCTCCTCGTTCCGCCTACCCTCTTTGTAGAAGCTCAGATGTGGATGAAGGACACAACCCTACCTGGCGGAACTAACGACCAGAGGAACCCGTTTGTTAACTACGCTGAACCTATTGAGTCTCCATATCTCCTTCAGGCAGGAGAAGTTGAGGGGTCTGAGACGGCCTGGTATCTCTTCGCCTCTCCCGACACTGTTGACACTATTGAGGTTGCTTTCCTTGACGGTAAGGAAACTCCGGAGATTACGACAAACGAGAAGTTTGAAAACGACACCCTGGAGTTCAAGGTAAGGCTCTTTTTCGGCGCAGCATTCATTGACAGCAGAGGTGTATTCAAGAACCCAGGAGCTTAATTGAAGGAGGACAGAGATGAGAAATTACGTAAGTGAAGGTGTTGACATCTACCTGCCGGTGGGAGAAGGTAAGACCGCCGGCACTCCCGTTGCGGTTGGAGAAATCGTTGGAGTCTGTATTGTTGATGCTGACCCTGCTGGTAGGGCTACAGTTCGTACAAAAGGAATCTTTCTCCTTCCGGTTAAAGGCAGCGACGGAACAAACGACGTAGCCGTTGCGGTTGGAGACAGGCTCTATATAGACCCGTCAACCGGGGAGATTTCTAAGAATTCCTCAAAGGTTCCTTTTGGTCTTGCTCTCGGAGAAGTAGCAGCAGGCTCAACGGAAACAATAGAGGTGAGGGTCAATTGCTAACGGACAACCTTGATGTTTTCTACTCTGACTTTGCTGTTGAGGTAACCCGGGAGGACGGTTCGTCTTTCCGGGCTGTACCCAACGAAAAGGTAACAGAAACCTTTTTTGAGGCTGATAACAGGCTCTACGACCTCGTTGCCTTTTACATAAGAGTTCCCCTATCTGTGGGGGAGACAATTAAAACAGGAGAAAGGCTGACCCTGAACGGCAGAGACTATTACGTCTATGCAGTCAGGAAGTTTAGAGGACAGAACGAGGCTTTTGTTTACCTGTCGGAGGACCCTGTAAATGAAACGCTATGAGGTTATCTCTGCTCTGTCTCAGGCTGTAAGAGAGATACTTCCTGAGAACGGCTACGAAACGGATACCGGCAAAGACGTTTACATTGCCAAAAGAGGTCAACCTTCCGACAGGTGCGAGGTCTGGATATACGACCTCGGACAGGAAAACTCCTACAGAACAAACGGGATTCGGGAGTCAAAACTAAACGTTGAGATTTTCATAGTTTCGCCGGAACCTTACGAGACTCTTCTTAAAAGAATCAGGGATGTCTATAAGGCGCTTGAAGGGAATTCAACTCTCAACGGAACTGCTTCTCTTTTGACCATTGAAGAAGACAAGTTTGTGATAGCCCAGGAGGATAAAAGATACCTGGGGTGTTCTTTAACCGTTTCTATCGTTTACCACGAGGAGGTTTAGGATGAGAGCAGCAAGGCTTACTGTTCTCCTGGCAAAAATTGAGGATACTTACGGCGTTGACGCCGTTCCCGATCCTCTTAAAGATGCCATACCGGTAGTAAGTGCCGATCCGTCTCCGGACTACAAATTCCTTGAGAATGATGAACTTTCTCCAACTCTCTCTAAAAGGCCCGGCATGAGTGCGGGTGGAACGTGGAGAATTGAGGTTAAGACAAAGATTAGAGGGAGCGGAGATAAAACTAAAGAACCCCGCCTTGGAAGACTCTTGGAGGCAGCTTCATGCTCCAAAGAACCTGTTGATTCAGACGGAGACGGCAACGTAGATGCTTACGAGTACAGGCTAATGTCAGATATGGAGGCTCAAAAGAGCCTTACGATTTACCTTTACAAGGACGGTGAACTTTACAAGTTTGTCGGCTGCAAAGTTGATCTTTCTCTTGACGCAAACGTAAGAGAGCTCGGAGAACTTTCCTTCACGATTGT